ACGGTAGGCATGGCATCTCCTCGTCGCCGGATTGTCAGGCGATCGACATGGAATCCGACCGGCTATGCCGACTCGACCCACGAGAACGTCTGCTCGTCGAGCGTCCAGCCGTCGCCTGGGCAAGGCGGCAGGAACGCGTCCAGCCGCTCGTCGTAGCGGTAACCCACGCCCGCGTAGTTGCCGCGATACGGCGTGCCGCCAGCGCGGTGCTGGCCTCCTTGCGTGTTGTAGCTCGTCCGCAGGCACCGCAGGCCGCGGACGCCGCCGTATAGCGACTCCCAGTCGATGCCGTCGCCCTCGTCGCGGCCGACGATCACTTCGACGACTGTGCCGCTCTCGTCCAGAAATGCGTAGTGGGCCACGGTCAACTCCAGGTGACGGTGCCGGTGCCGGCGGTGATGTTCACGACCGTATCGCCGCCGCTCGTGGCCGACGATGTCGTGAGCCCTTCTGACGCCGAGAGCGTGAGCGTTGACGGGAACCGCAGGACGACAATGCCAGATCCCCCTGCGGCGCCGACGTTGTTCCCGCCACCTCCCGCACCGCCGCCGGTGTTGGCGGTCGCAGCGAATCCGCCACCGCTGCCGGATCGACCATTTGCGCCGCCGCCCAGCCCGCCGGTGCCGGCCGTGCCAGACCTCGCGCCGCCGCCACCGCCGCCGGCGTAGTAGGTGGGCGAGGCCGGCACGCTCGACTCCACGCCGTTGCCGCCGTTGCCAGCAGTGGATGCGTCAGCGGCGGCCCCCGCGACACCGGCGCCGCCACCGCCACCGGCGCGAAACCCGCCAGACGCCCCGGCACCGCCAGCGTTGCCTTGAGCGAGCGCGAGCACGGCGCCACCAGATACGCCAGCCGTACCAGACGCACCACCACCGCCGCCGGATCCGCCGAGGCCGGCTGCCGGGAGCGTCGATGAGGCAGAGCTGCCGCCGTTGCCGCCGCCGATCGCCGTAAGCGGGCCGAAACGCGACGGCGAGCCGCGAGTGACCGCAGCCCCGCCAGCACCGACCGTCACGTCGTAGGCCAGGCCCAGCGAGATGGCGACGGTCGTCTGGATCAGGCCGCCACCACCACCACCACCGCCGCCGCCGGAAGTGTTCACGCCAGCACCGCTACCGCCGCCGCCCCCGACGACGAGCACGCGTGCCTGCTGCTGGCCAGCTTCGACGATCTCCCACGCATAGCCGCTCCACCGCCAGGATCTCCCGCCCGTGTAGGCGGCCTGGCCGACAGACGGCGACGAGGGGAACGACATCGGCATGAACTAGCCCCAGATCAGAGAGGCGGCGATCGGCGACGGCGACCGGCTGCCGACCTCGACGTAGACGGAGCCGGCAGCGTCCCAGCGGTAGACGCGACTGGTGCCGGTGGCGACGTAGAGACGGGCCGCCGTGCCGGTGGCTGGGAACGCCGCCGGCGACGAATACTCAAGCACCTCGGTCGTGCCGCCGCCACCGCCCGTCGACAACTCAGCGACGGCACCGGCTGCTGTCCGATAGAAGAGTTTTCCGTCCGCCTCATTGAGGGCAATCTGTCCGCTGACCAACGCCGACGGCGTGGCCCCCGGCGTCGTGCTGCGGAGGATGCGGACGGTGTTCGCCACGGTTCAAAACGTCCCGCCGCTGATGTCCAGGTTGTCGATCGCCCCGCCCGTGATATTGACGTTGCTCGAGGACTGCGTCGCCATTGACCCGAGGCCCAGATTCGTGCGGGCCGCCGAGACGTCGGTGAGATTCGACAACGTGCGGTCGGCCTTCGCGGCGATCGCGTTTGTGACTGTCGTCGAGAACGACGCATCCGAGCCGAGGGCGTCGGCCAACTCCTTCAGCGTGTCCAGGGCGGCGGGTGCCGCGCCGATGACGTTCTGGATGGCAGTGCCGACGTAGTTCTGCGTGGCGTATGTGCTCGCAGCCGCCGACTGCGTGAGGTACGTCGACGCCGCGTCGGACGTCGTGAGATAGCCCGAGAGATTGACGTTGCTGATCGCAGAGTCGACGTAGGTCTTCGTAGCAAACGTCGATGGGCCGCCGATCGCCACGATGCTTGTGGCCGACCCACCCGCACCGCCAGCGCCGACGCCGATGTAGAGCGTGCCGCCTCCGGCAGCCCCCTCCGTGTAGGCGAGCTCTGCGTTTTGCAGCGTTGTCGGCGCCGATGATCCCGTGGATCGCTTGATGCGAATGGTGTTCGCCATGGTCAGTAGGCCCCCCCGTCGATGAGTTGTGGTTCGTTGATCGCCGTGACTTCAGTCCATGTGCTCAAGTTCTCGTCCAGCCGCCACGCCTTCTGCGTGTCGACGACCCACACCAGCATCCCGGCCTCGCGCCGCAGCGGCGGGATGCCGTCCCGCTCGTCGTTGTTCGCGACGGTGCGGTAGCCGCCTTTGCCCCACCGAGCCTCGTGCGTAGCGTGAACGTCCGTTGTCGAAAACGGCACGATCGGCGCGAGGACGTTGGTGCCTTTGAGAGTTGACATACGTCAAGTCACCATGAGCGACACGGTGCCGCTGACTGCGTAGGTGGATCGGTAAATGCCGTAGCTCGTCGCCGGCTGTCCGGTGAACGTGATCGTCCGCTGCGTCGTTTCAAAGGCCGTCGTCGTCAGTCCGCTGACGGCGAATGTGGGTGTACCAAAATTGGTAGGCAGCACGACGTAGATATAGGCGGTCGCCGCCGTGATCGTGCGGGACTGTGACCGCGATCCGCCAAGGTCGCTCGAGAGAGCCGAGACGATCTGTGCGTCGGTGATCGACTCGCCGGCGAACGCGCCCCAGAAACGACGCCGTAGCGTTGCCGGCACGCCGGCAGACTCAGCCGTGGCGATCGTGTGGACTCGCACCGTCTGCCGAAACGCGTCGCCGTAATGAAACACCGGAACGCCCCGCGGGCTCGTCACCTCGTAAGTGACGTCGACGCCGCCGATCGTCTCGATGATCTTGTCGGCCCGCTGCGGCTCGCCGAATGGCAAGAGCCCGGCCTTGATGATGAAGTCCCTAGACTCCCACGCCTCGACGATGCCGCTAGTGCCGACCGTCTCGAAGCGGCTTTCGCCGATCGTCGCCAGCACGGTGCCGTAGTCGATGCCACGCTGGTAGCGGACAGACCGCGACGCACCAGCCGACAACTGGCCGGCGAGCCATGCAGCACCGTCGGCGAGTAGGTCGGGCATACAGCACCTCGGCTACAAGACCGCCGGCCCGGCGGAAAGGATGGACGCCAGGGCCGGCGGCTTGCAGTGGGACGGGACACCTACGGCATCAGCCGCAGTTGATGAGCACCATCACGGACGCGTCACCGCTCGCGGCGGCAGCGGCGGCCTTGCCGGCCCGCTTGTTGCCGCTGGACGTCGTGGTGACGTTGCCCGCGGTGGCATCCCAGTAGACGATCGCGCCTTGGCCGATGGCGCCGGTCGCCTTCGGCATGGAGTGGACGCCCTCGACCGCCACCGCCCCGAGGGCGTTGGCAGCAATGGGCGAGTGAGCGACACCGACGAGATCGTTCATCACGACCACGTCGCCGGCGGCGACCGCGGAACTGGGCGTGTAGTCGATGACGCAGCCCGCCTGAGAATAAGAAGCCATGTAGATCACCTGCTTTCTATGGTTGGAGTTGCTTTGCCGTCATGCCGCCGGGCGGGCTTGGGCTCCCGCCCGGCGGTCACGGTTTGTCAGATCACGACGCGTCGGCCTTGACGCCGGCGAGGTACTCGGCCTTGGCGACGCCAAAGTCAAAGTAACCGCGCATCTGCACGCCGAGCGTGTTGAAGTCCGCCTCGGCGGTCTCCACCACGGGCGACTGCACGCCGTTGAGGAAGGCCACCTCCATGACCGGCAGATCCGCCGGCGACGCGAGGAGGTAGTAGTCCTCGGCGCTGGTCAGGTAGCTGGTCGAGACGACCTGATACCGACCGGCGAGCACGTTGCGATCCGGCGCGGCGGACGAGCCGCCGACCAGGAGGGACGAGCCCATGATCTCGGCCGCGGCGAGCTCGATGTCGGCCGGCACGAGCAGGATGCGAGGATCCACGGCGACCGGGTTGCCGTCGGGATCCCGCAGCTTGCGGAACATCGTGGCGATCGCCTTGAGATTCGCCAGGCTGAGAGCACCGGCCGTGGTCTTCTTGTTGCCACGAGCCGTGGTGAAGAACGACGCGTCGTCCTGGAACGCAGCCCAGAAGACGTCGTTGAGCTTCAACGCACCGCCACGACCGATCCGCTGCGGCACCGCGGTCAGAGCACCGAGGTCATCGTTGATGAGATCGGTGCGAGTCACCGAAGTCATGATGCCGTAGGTGTCCGCCGAGATCGTCCGCGACTCGTCGCTGGCCGCAGCGTTCTTGAGCTCGCCGCCGTTGGAGACCTTCTCGAACTTCATGGAGCCGTTGAGCCGGTAGCTCGTCACGCTCTTGAAGTCATTGACCGAACGCACCGCCGAGATCGACCGCCACGCACCCTCGACGCCGTTGAAGCCGGCGAGGAGGAACTTGTTCACGGTGCTCGACAGTAGGCCGCTGATCGAGTGCGTCGCCCACGCCGCGGCCAGGATCGGACGCAGGGTGGACGCCGTCAGCCGGCGCGGGCCGTCGTAGCCGTTGGTCTCGGCCGCCTGGAGCAGCACCTCGCCGAGGCTGATCTCGCGGCGGGCCTTGTGGGCCGCCTCGAGCACCTCGGGCCGGTACGCCTTCTCGACGTTGGGCAGTCCGCCCTGAAGGCAGAACGACGCCTCGATCACCTCGGCCGTCGGGGCCACGTTCTTGGCGACGTGAACGGCGGGGGCCGCCGGGCGTTCGTCGCGGGTCGCGATCAGCTTTTCCATGTTGTTGACCTTGTCGGTAAGGGCAGCGATCACGGCCGCGTGATCGACCTCGGGCTTCGGCTCCACGGCGACGCTCGCCGTGGCTTCCACCGCGGCAGCCGTGACCGGCTCCTCGATGGGCTTGTCGTTGGCGTTGTCCGCCATGGATGACTCCTCGTCGGCTTCAGCCGCGATGGCGACGCTGGTCTGCGAATCAGCGCCCAGAGTGACAAACGAAACCTCCCGCAAACTGGAGGCTTTGACGA